TAACTCCATCGAACGTCACAAAAGTAGCATTTTCATTTAAAGGAGCAGAACTTAAAGCAAGAGTTGTATCTGAGTTATCTCCTGTCATCGTATCAATTACAGGTGCAGAACCACCTCCACCACCACCAATCTGTCCCCATCCATCCGTGTATCCTTCAAACTGACTTAGTTCAGAGTTATATCTAAAGTATCCAGCAGCCGGTGACCCTGGGCGTTGAGCTGTCGTGCCTGTTGGGAGGTGTACAGCGTCGGTATTCGATCCAGCATCTAAAGAAACATCGGGGCTTGCCTGATTTATGCCGACCCGGTTATTGCTCGAATCGACCTTCAAAGTGTTTGTATCAACGGTGAGATCGCCGGAGATCGTTAAGCTGGTCAACGTGCCTACGCTGGTGACGTTAGACAGCGTGTCCAAAGACGTTTCAAAATAGGTCTCGAAATCGGTCAACGCGACCTGCTTCATCGTGCCGGCATCGTTAACGACTACCCGATCTGCGTCAGCCAGTGTGGTCGAGCTGGCGGCGGTGTCGCCGTCCATGACATTTAGCTCTGTCGCGGTGCTGGTCACACCATCCAGAATATTTAACTCTGACGCTGTAGCCGTTACGCCATCTAAAATATTAAGTTCTGATGCTGTACTGGTAACGCCATCAAGAATATTTAACTCACTAACGGTCGCAGTAATGCCGTCGAGTACATTCAGTTCGGCTGTTGTCAGAGTCGCCCCATCTAACACTTCCAACTCAGCTTCCGTGATAGTCGCAGAACCAATAGTGAAAGACGTACCGATGGTGGGCGTGTTTAGCACAGGCGAGGTTAAGGTTTTGTTTGTTAGGGTTTGTGATCCGGCTAACGTGACGACTGTAGAATCAATCGCCAGGGTGACTGTGTTGCTGGTAGCAGATGAGTCGATACCCGTGCCGCCTGCGACAGTTAGACTTTCTGAGTCCAGGTCGATCGCGATCGTCCCGCTATCTGACGTCAGGTCTAAATCTTGCGCCGTCACTTGACTATCAACGTAAGCTTTTATCGATTGTTGTGTGGCGAGCTGTGTTGCCGAGTCACTGGACAAATCATCTTCATCAAGGATAGCCGTTCCTGAGACTCCGGTATTGAGTACAGGCGAGGTCAGCGTTTTATTCGTTAACACCTGGGAGCCCGTCAAGGTCGCAACGGTGCTGTCTATGGCAACCGTCAGAGTATTAGATGACCCGCTGGTATCTATACCCGTGCCACCGGCGACGGTCAGCGTTTCGCTATCGAGGTCTATCGATAGGGCCCCGCCCGAGTCACCCTGGAAGTCTAGGTCAGACGCTGTGACTTGAGCATCCACATAAGCTTTAATTGATTGCTGCGTCGCGAGCTTAGCCGCGCTGTCAGACGACATGTCGTCCTCGTCAGCTACCCCGGTGATTCCGGCAAACGTGGTCTTCAAGACCGTTTTTATTAGACGATGGTGATTATCACTCTCGCCAATCGGGTCGCTGGCGACGGGATTAGTCGCTACCAGGCTGTCAATGGTCGTACCGGATTCTAAGGCCATACCCTACTCCTCTGAGTCTGCTTCCTCTTTTTCAGAGGACTCCTCTTCTTTCTCTTCTGCTTTCTCTTCTTCGACTACGGGCTCCAGGTCTTCGCCCAGGATGATCCGTATCTCGTCGGCCCTGGGGCCGGCGGCGTGCAATATCTTGGCAATCTGTTCGTCGGTTACTGTTGGCATTTAAAGTCTCCCTGAAAAGGTGGATTTAACTTCGACCGTGCTTCCCGAGTAGTTCTCCTGTGCGGATTCCGTGTCCAGGGCGGTCATGATTTCTACATACCGGGTCGCCCAAATCTGCATCATCGGCATCTGGTCAGTCCGTAAATAGGGTTCTGCTTCCAGGAGCGATGCGTACAGGTACAGCGCGGGCTCTGCAGTCAGCAAATCGTTGGTTCCGCTGTCTGCTCCGGCTGTCAGGCTCGTCGGTTTGTAGTAATAGGTCAGCTTGTATGTCCGTCCCACGTCGGGGAACGGCCACAACTGGAAATTCGTACCGTCTCTCGCGAATTCTTCTGGCGCTGCAGAATAGGCGGTGCGGTTTTTAAGATGATCGAGCGATACGCGCTCTAATGGCGTGCCGTCCGACGTCAATAATATGGTTTCACGATAATCCGACGGGAGCGCCAGGGTATCGGTGACCGGGCTCTCGCTGGTACGGTCAAAGGTCGTCGTTTTTTCCAATAACCGGTGGTTTAGCTGCCGATAAATGGAGTTTTCCGCGTTCGAGATGAACGTGGGTATGATCGACGTCAGGTCTTCTCTGTTTAAAAACGACGCGATGTCCGATTTGAGCGTTCCGTAGGTCATGTCTGGTAGTTCTTAGCGAATAAACGCGGGTTTTCGGCGGTCATATGCAGTAAAAACGCCTTTTTCAGGTGTTTGTCGGTCGCCCAGTCGTTCATCGTCTTGCCGCGATTCTTGACCCAGTCCTGGATCATCGTGACCGGTATCGATCCGACGTACTGGTGGTCTAGGCTCTTGCTAAATCGTCCAGGCCCGGCCTGGGCCCGCTGCTTGACCTGCTCCAGGGTCGGCTTGATGTCCTGGGTATAACCTCTATACCGCTGCAGGTTGCCGGAGCTGTCGCGCTCGGACGCGATCCACCGCGACACGTCGCCGGTCGCAGTTACAATGCGTTTATCACTCATTTATTTCATCCAAAGAAAAGGGCCCCGGAGGGCCCTTAAAGAGGCGGGCTTAGGTAGCCCGTTAGGTTGGCCTGTTACAGGCTGTTAGAGATACTGTGAACTCTGAAAGCGCTGTCACGATTGAGCAACGCAAAAGTCATCTCGGTGACTATTTCGCGCCCGATCGAGTCGCCGGTTACCGCTAATGGGAAGTCCTGGGTCGGCCTCAACACGGCGGTGGCCGTGTAATTGAAGTCGATACCCAGCATCTCGTAATCAGCTAGCTCGCGGCTCTGAACGACGTTCAGCTCACCGAATGGCGAGACGTAAAGGTCGACCGTGTTAACGATCGTCCTGGTGTCTCTAAGCTCTCTGTTTCGTCCTGACGCAGCCGCAAAAGACGCAACGTACCTTGACACAGCGGGCGTTACCACTAGCGTGTCTGGGTTGCCTCCTTGGGCATGGGCGCCCTGGTGTGCATCGAGCAACCTGGTTTCGAGCTTCACTAACGTGTCGTCCGACGTCGCGTCAAGCCTCAAAGTGGACACGTTAGGGCCTCCAGCGTGCTGTGTCTGGAACGCGGCCATCTGCCTGGCCGTAGAGGCGTTGCCCGCCGTAGCGGTCTGGAAAGCGCCTCCTGGTTGGCCTGAGATAGCCAATTCAATGTCTTTTGAAAGCTCCGCGTATCGCATTTCTAATTGATACGCCATCTCGCTGTCGCGCCCGTACTTATCCACAACTTCCATCGTGTTGGTGATCTTTGCGACCTTGGTCAAGATCTGACAGTAGTTGTTTAGTGCGGTGATAGCCTGGGAGGTGTCTGAACCGGCGTCCGCTCCTTCCACCGCCCGATTGGCACCGGAAGCATTGAGACGGTCTTCGCTCCACTCGTGTAGTTTGCCCGTCGCTCTGACGGTCTTTGAAAGGCTAGCAATGGGCGAATCGGCTGGCGAAATTCGATAGACTTCATCCTGCACGTCCTCCGCTTGTCTAACCTGGGTATAGGTATTTAAAGCCATTTTGAGTCCTTAATTCATGAACCTCGTTCGGCCGCGAGCTTGGCCCGCATCATCTCCCGGAACGATCCGTCTGCCCTGGGGTTTGATGAGTTAAACATCGCGTCCCTGGCCGACTGAAACTGTCCCTGGGCGTTGCGTCGCCGTTGGTTTGCTTTCTGCCGTCGTTGGTTCGGTTTAGATTTAGATTCCTTGGAGTTACTCAGCTTCTGTTTAGCCTGCTCGCGGTCAAAAAGGGCGATAAGACCCTCCATCTGCCGCCAGTCGCTTATGTCGTTGAATTCCTGTTCTGAGTAACGCCCGCTGTTAACGGAAAAATCGCGCAGCCCATCATAAAAGGGCTTGTCCCAGCGCGGCTCGATACCCTGCAATACCTCAACCGATTCGGCTGCCTTGGCGTCTTCAAACGCCTGGGCTCGCTCTCTCAGCGTGTTGTTGGCCTGAGAGAAGGTGTTGGCCCAGTAATCGTGATTATCCTTGGCCGACTTCTTCGCTTGCTGCCACTGCGAGTATTGCTCTTGCGTCATCTGAGACGGGTCGTAGGCGTCTAGCTGCTTGAGCTGGTTAGTGTGCGCGTCCATGATCAAGTGCTGTTGAACGGCAAGCTCCTGGCCTGCGTTCTGGTACTTTCTCTGGAGTTCCGCTGTGTTTTGAGTACGCTTTCTGAATTCGACATTCCATTTCTTGCGATCGTTCACAAGGTCTCGTATGTCGTTTTCGCTGTACTCGATCTCGTCTACCTCAAAGACTCTCGCCGGCTCCTCTTCATCGGTTTGCTCATCTGAGTCCGATTCTGATTCATCGTATCCGAGTTGGTCTGCCTCATCGTCGGTAGTGTTATCTGATAAGGACTCCGCTTCATTGTTTAACTCTTCTTCGGCCACGGGTTGGTCGTTCGACTCCCGCTCCAGCCGTTCTAGAGCGCGTTCCCGGAAACTCTGAGCGGAAGACTCCTGCGCGGAAACAGGTTGGTCTAGCTCAGCGGAAACTGGTGATTCAGCCATTTATCGCTTCCTCTTGTCTGGTTTGTGCCTCTTGTATTAAGGCGTAGGTTTCAAATTCATTGATAAACGTCATCAATGTCTCTTGAATTTCAGTGATCAGCTTTAGCTTGAGATATAAAACGTCCCGTTGTTTTTGATCTAACGGGCCGCTGTTTGCTATTTCTTGGACGATTTGCTCGTTCATCGCCTGGAATATCTCCTGGAACGTCCGATCCTCGATCATCGACTTGCTGTACTCGGCTCGCTTCCTTAACGTCGATATGTTCTCCTCGGCTATTGGCCGCAATCTTGGCGGCGCTGACCTCTCGAAGAAACTTTTTACGCTTTTCATTATTGAACCCACTCTCGTCCTCCTTTCGCTTTCTCAACCGCTCGATATATCCATGCCCCCTCATATAGACGCCGGCCTCCTCTGTGTTTGTTCTAATTTAAATTCGGCGGCCGCCCTCTGCTTGTCGAACTCCAGGCGATCGTCTGCGCGTACGTTGTCTGCCCCGGTGTCGGCGACCTTGCTCTGTACTTCGAGCCCCTTGAGCCTGACCTTGATGTCTTCTCGTTCGCTCGCTGCCTGGGCTAGCTGCGTCTGGAGCATCTGATTCTGCATTTGGGCCGCCATGAGCTGGTTCTGCATCTGCTCGTTTTCTTGTGCCTTTTGGTTCGCTATCTGGCCCGCCTGTTGTACTTCCTGGCTGTCAGGCTGGCGCATGTACCTGGACGTATCGGCCACGCCCAGCAACTCTGCCGCGTCGTCTAGCAGCGCGTGCTTTTGTTCGAGCCCGTAAAGCACCTGGAGAGACGGGTCGCTCGACAGCATCTGGTGTAACTGCATCAGGAACCCGGCCTTGCCCTGGGCCTGCTCTGGTGTGAGCGCGACCTCTACGCCGCACAGCGTCCTGTTTGGCCATTGGCTGGGCTTTAACGTCTGGAACTCGCCGGCGATCTCGGTCATCACCTCGCCCGAGTCGTTCTCTACGCCCATGTTGTACATCATGATGAATAAAGGCTTTAAGAAGGTCTCAGCAAAGTCCCTCACACCCCTCATGACCCTCCTGTTTGAGGCGTTGGTCAGCCTCTCGATCATGCTGTCGGCGTTTTGATTCTTCACGGCGTCAGCGTTCAAGCCCTTCGCGAGGCTGCTCAGCCCGCTGCGCTGTTCTTTCTCTCGGTCGAGGCCCTCCAGGACGCTGAACGCGATCGGCGATATGGGCGTCGTCGGCAGCGGCTGCAGGTCGGCGTTGGTGTCTTTCATCCAGACCACCGAGCCGATGTTGTTTTCTAGCAGCTCTCGGGGGTTCTTGATAAACCCGTGCCTGGCCTTCCACCTGGACGTGTTGGTCATGGCCTGGTTGTCTATGATCATCCTAAGCAGATTCGATTTAGTCCACTGGATGTCGGCCTGGATGTCTGCCTCGCACAACCCAAACTCGCTGTGAGATATGGGGTATTGCGTCCACTCGATAATCGGGTACTCGTCCACCTCGCTGTATTTCGATCCGTTCTCCTGAGTCAGTAGCTGGCCGCTAGCAAACACAAACTTATAGAGCTTTGTCCCTTCTACCGCGTCGTCGGTCGACGTGGCCGAATAATTCTGCAGGTTCATATAGGCGAAAATACAATAGACCGTCACGCTCTCGGCCTCTACCGACTTAGAGTTCAGCTTGTTGCGACCGTATGAACCGTCGTGCGATTTCCTGGAATGGTCTTCTTCTCGCTGCCTGAACCGATAATCTAGTCGGAGGTTCATGACCTCTTCTTCATCAAAGCCGCGCTCGATCAGCTCGTACCTGGGCACCTCTTCTTGCCATCCGGCGTAGCTCGCGTACTTTAAATCGCTGCAGTGCGGATCTCTGAAATAGGACTCGGGCTGCAGCAACTCGACACACACCTTGCTGGTGTCCTTCTCGACTGTCGCCTCGCCCGCAAAGATAGGCTGTCCGTCTGGGCCCACTCCCGCGCTCCTGGCGTCTACCTTGCCGCCGTTCTGCATCATCTGGCCCTGTAGCGCCTGCACCTGGGGAGCGCCCAGGTTATCAAATGACTTGGTGACCGTGGTCTTGTCGTCTTGCCAGTACAGGTAGACAGCGCATCGCTTGGCCACAAACGCATCGTGTAGCGCGTCACGCAACAGCCTGGCCCCGGCGTTTCTGTGCATGAACATATGCTCAACGTAGGCTGTCGCCAGGTGGCTGGTCGTGTCGTCGGCGTTCTCGGGCATAAACTTGACCACGTTACGCCCAGACAAAAAGGTCTCCAGGTAATAGGCTTTCTGTGCTTCGACCGCGTCTAACACGTCACCCGATATGTGCTGCGATCGGTTGGTCTTTTCGTTGCCCAGGGAGTCGAGCGAGTACAGCTCGTGGTTGCGCCCACGCTGATCGGAGACCTCGGTGCCCTGGATCAGATCAGATTCGATCAGGTTTGCCTCTAGGGCGCTGACGACCCTGCCCTCGTCTATGTCGATCTCTTGTTCTGGTGCTTCGTATGCCATTAACGCATCCCGCCTAGTTGTACATCAGGAGCCCAACCGTCGTAGTCGTTCTCCACCGATTCATATTCTTCTGCCCAGCCGCTGTTGAACTGCTCTATGCCCTCACCGGCTCCCAGGAGCCCGTAGTGACACGCCTCGACAACGTGCGAGGTCGAGTCTTTGATCGGCTTGTCGTGATACCTGTCGCCGTCTTTGGTCTTTACACGCTTAAACTGGTAAGCGCCGGCCATACCCCGGATCAGCGTCTTACAGCCTGGGTCTATCAGGATCGCCGGGTTACCCTCGATCATCTTTCTTAGGTTCGCGTCTAGCGCGGTCGTGCGCTGCTCGAACTCGTTAGTCGGCGCTGGCCAGGCGTATATGCCCGACCGCTCTAACATCATGAACGGCGTCTGGTCATCTGTTTGAGCCATCTGGCTACCAGCCGGATCACCATAACTATCCACATCAAAATTCGGATAACTCTCGTTGAGTAACTGCCTGAGTAACTCACCAAAGCGAAGCGCCCCCATGTTTTCGGTCACCAGCTCGTTCAAGATGAACCACCGACCGTCAAATTGTTGTTGCATGATCACCGCCGCCGGGGTTCGACCGAAGTCAATCCCGACCGTCAACCGCCTTCCGGGAGTCGGTAACAGAGGGTGATCTGATACATGCTGTGTCTGGCTAAAGTCCGGGTGTACCGGCCTGCCGTCTATCACCAGGATAAACTCGTTCGCCAGGTTGGCCCTGATCCAGTCCTCGCTGTGTGCGCTAATCTGCCTGGTGTAATAGCCCTCGGGCAGGTTCTTCAGGTTCTCGGCCATCTGGTTCTGTCGCCAGGCCCCGTCTACCTTCTGTACGGCCCCAGGCTGTATATGAAAACTCCACTCGTCGGGCCTCGTGTCTAACGCTAAATTACCTAGCCAGTGATCGGCGCTGGGCGCGTTCGAGTCTGCGATCATCCCGTACCAATAGTTTCCCAATGAGGCCCTGGACGGATACCGGCCTACCCTCGCCAACAGCATATCGATAATCGGCTTCTGTAATTCCTTTGCCTCGTTAGCCCACGCCCCACTTAACTGCAGGCCCCTGATCTTTCTGACGTCGTCGGGCCTGTCGAATGCCAGGAACAGCACCTCACTCATCACCCTGGTGCCGTCTGATCTCATATAGTCGATATAGTGTGTCGGATTCGATCCGTTTACGAACCGGCCTATCTGCAGGGGCTCGGTCACCTCGCGCCAGTCCTTTATCGTCGTAGACTGCAGGTCGACGTAGGTGTTTCGTACGACCACCCATCTCGATCGCCTGACGTTGTTATCGTCGGCCTTTTGCTTGTGTATCTTGTTGAACATCTCAACGATACAAGCCTGGGTCTTGCCTGATCCCAGGGGCCCGATAAGACACCGCACAAAGCTCTTAGACTCGTGAAACTCTCTTAGCACCTCGCCCTGGGGCGCGTACCGCAGAACACTGTGAGCCTGTTGCTCAGCTATCGTCGTCGCTATCGTCCACTCCTGTCAGCTCGACCGCCACCAGCCTCATGTTGCCGCTGATGTTCGATTCGATGCTCTTGAGTTTAGGGAATATGTAACCGGCTATCTCTTTAGCGCACTGCACCCGGTGTACCATCTCGACCGTCTCGTCCTGGGCGATGCCCGCCATCTGCACGACCGGGTTGTACCCTGGGTAATGCTCGTTGAGCAGGTCGACCAGCTCTTGTTTGTTTGCGTTTGGGGTGCCCTTTTGTCGGCCGCCCGTTTTTCTGCCTGTAGCCATCTAGTTTTATCTACTTTAGAAAAAGCGACGCCCAGAAGATCGTTATTGGCGAGAGTAAGGGAGCCTTCTGAGCGCCGTTTAGGGGACTATTTTTTGACTTTCTTTTTGGCTTTCTCATTGACCGCGTTTCCAATATTTAAGGCGATCACGTTTACATATTTCATGATCTTGCCCAGGAACTCATCATCCGTTGTCGACGGGGTCGCGGCCGCAATAATCGCGGCGACCGATATGATGCTGGTTATACCGAATAGGATGTTCGTTATCGTTTCCATTAATATGTCCAAATTGTGGGTGACGGTAGGCCCGAGCTTTCTGCTATGTCCAGGTGTACAAAGCGCTTTGCGTGTTCGCCTTTTTGATTCCAGCCGATCCGCTTGATCCCAGATGCGATCGCCAGTTGCGTTAGCTTGAAGGCGTTCTCACCAAACACATTTATATCAATCGCTAGCCCGGTCGAGTGTGATCCTGGCTCTCTCTTCCTGGCTTCTATCGGGTGGTCAGGGCACCGGTAACCGGAGGTAACCACAAAAGGAAAATCTAACTCTTCTCTCATGTCTTCGATAATCGACATAAAATCCGGGTCTATCTTGCGTTCCCCGCAGTGCTGGCACTCCAGCTCTTGTTCGGTAAAGTACTTAATCTTTTTTCCTTAGCGCCTGGATCGCCTTGATCGAGTAGTAAGCGCCGCCCGCCACCAGAGAAAATATCAACGCGATCGACTCTATATTTGATAAAACAGCGGCCGCGCTGCCGACCACCACGACATCAGCTACCCGGTCTGTCGTGGCCTCTTCCATAATCTCATCCATAAAAAAAGGCAGCCCTGCCGGAACTGCCTATCTTGGTACTAAAAGGAGTACCAACCCGTGCTACTGTGCAATAAACCGCACCGTACCTTCCAAAAAAGGCCCCGGTTTTTGGGCCGGGGCAAATCAGCCTACTAACGTAACCTGACCTCGCAATCTTAAAAAAGCCCCAGCGGTGTTAAGACTGGGGCAAAAACGTCTAGCAACGTGATTTTAGTTATCTCATGATTTGAAGGGATCTTGAGACGTACTAATTATCGGGTACTTTCAGTGCCCACACAATCGCATCTGACGTTTGTTAACTCTTTGTTTTTACTCTGTATTTCGAGTTTTTTGGTTGCTGGCCTAACAACAACCACTCGATATTTGTTTGTAAAACGAAAGCCAGATCGGTCATCCGGCTGAGTCTCGGGACGCTCGCCTGGGTCTCCCAGCACCTTACAGTCTCGTAGCTGATCTCCAGTAGATCTGCCAGCACTTGCCTGGACATCCCCAGATCCTTTCGCCGGCCCAGTATCCGCTGGCACAGCCTGCGCTCTAGGTCGCTATTCATCTTCTTTAAAGCCTCCTTTTTCTTTTTCACTTTCGGTTTTAAAGTCGACGTAAGCCTTTTTAAATTTGTCTTCGAGCTTTCCTTTTCTGAAAAATTCTATCGCCCCGATTCTCATTTCGGTGTTCGGTGAAACGTAGCTGAACCCTTTTTTGTCTTCATTGCCTCTACCGACACTTTTGATTGTTGGCGACTGTGCGTCTACAGCACCAAACATATTTCTCCTCGCTAAATGAGTACGACACACCGGATCACCCTCTGGAGTCTTCCTCTGAGCCATGTTTTTGCACCCGGAAACAACACATTTAACCGTGGGGTTAAAGAAATCCCTGTATTTTGGTGGCCTGGCACCTTTCCTTGGCATTAAACCCCCCCTGTTTTTTGCACGCTACCAGGTTCTCCAAACCGTTATTGTCATCTTCTCTGTGTCCCCGTGGGTCTTGAACTGCCTGCCCGTATTGCTAGCTACTTTTTGTAACAAGTTTGTTTCCGTAGCATGTAAAACCCATCGCTCTCCAGATTTCCGCATTTTCGCATTTAAAACGATGCAGTCTCCTTCTTCGCCTTTCTTCGTAACCCTGAGTTTGAGTAGCGACGCCTCAAACTGCTTGTTACGTTCGTTAGACGAAACAGGCAAATAGCTTTGTGTTATTTCGTACATCTCCTTATTCCCCGACAAAACCGACAAAGTCGTAGCAGTGCATTAAAGTTTCCATAAACTCGTCTTCGCCCATACTAGACAAGTCTCTTCTGCCGTCCGACCAGCATTCGAAGATGAAGGTATACTCGTAGTGGGTCACCTTTCGCTCGTGGTCATAAATAACGTCTGCCGGCAACACCCGCTCGGTCGAGCTATACAATTCTCTGCCCAAAACAATTATCTTGTCGTATCCCAGGATGTTGTGGTCGCTGGGGTGGTCTTCTCTTATCTTGTAAATTGCATTCTTAATCATGTTTGATCCCTTCGTTTTTAGTTAATAAATCCTTCGCTAACTTCTACTGCGTCGTTCGCGTAATCGACCGCGCACTCGTACCGACAAAAGTATCCGTACCGCCAATGCCGATAAGAGACGCCGTCCCATACCTGAATCCATTTAGGTAGTGCCAGGTAGGTTTTATACATTTGTTGCAGCTCTTCATCAGTGTAGAACTTCTCACCGGTTAACCCATTCATCCACTCATCGAATGAAAAAACCTTTTCTCTTGAAACGATCCTTTCGTTTCCCTGGTACAACGCGCCGTCATATATTTTCTCGTAGGCCCTGATCGGGTGACGCCCACATTGCTTACAGTTTGTTACGCTCATATCTTTGTCCCCACTAGTTTATTTCGTTAGCTCCTAGTTAAAATATCGAATCTGCTTTTGAGAAAGAGGTGACTCGAACTTTCGGTTTGATGGTGAGGTTTTTGCCCAGGTCAAAACCTGTTGTATAAGGCCGCGTTGAAACTTGCTGCCATGCAGGTGCTTCTTAATGCGGTCAACAATGTGCTG